CCCCTTGATCGCAGTTGCAGAATCTTCCAAACCTACACCGGCCGCAGTAAACGTACCGATGTTCTTAGTCATATCTTTAAATGAATAAATAGTTTGGTCGGCGTATTCGTTCAAGTCCTCTAGCACTTTAGAGGTTTTACGCATACGAGTGGTTTGGTCTGGAATTTCCCACTCAGTATTTGTCATGATTGTTTGTACAGATCCGAGCTTTTCTTTATACTCGTTTAAACCATCTAACGGTCCTGAAAAGAATTTAGCACCGAAACTGATAGCTTTCTGCATCATGTTACCCATGACAATACCCATAGCGACATCCATTGCATTAAGCGATCCTTTGACAGAATCTGCTGCTCTAGAAAATGCCCCAGTGAGTGGGTTCAGGTTTATACCAGATGCTTTCGAATTTAGACTGTCAATAGATTTGACAGAGTTGGGAAATCCCTGGTGATTATCCGCCTTCTGAAATATACCCTTCAATCGGGCGAGAATACCAGATGTCTTGGCCGTTCTGCTAGCAACATCAGTATTCATCTGCTCAATTGATTTGGCGGCACCGTTCATGTTAATTCCTTCGGTGCTACGAGTAAACATTCCTTTAAGACGAGATAATAGGCCTTGGGATTTTGTCGTTGATTTTGAAATTGCATCAGGGATAGCATTCATCTCTTTAGCAATGTTCTTAGATGCGTTACCACCGCTGATCTTCGCAAAAGCTTGCTTCATCTTTTCGAGAGCAGAGATGGTATCTGTCGCGTTTTTGGTAAATCCTTTATTATCCAGGGTTACCTTGGCGACTTTTTCGTCAACATATCCGGCCATTAATTACCTCCTTTTATTTTAAATAATCATTTAACACTTTATTGATTGCAGATTTGTATGCTGAATCAATAGCTTTAATAATATACGGATGTGGTGGAACATAACCTCCCGTACCAGTACCGTGACCGTAGTGAATGATAATAGCGATATTGACACCTTTGTTTATGTTGGTATTAAATATCTCTAACTCTTCACCACGACCGGTTTTGTTAATTCGATAACCCCACGAATTAGCTGTCTTTCCAGATTTGGATGGAGTGGCTGATCGTAGGGCCTCAACTATCGCTCTACCAAGAGAATCCATAGATACTCGTCTATCTTTCTTAAGATACTTTTCCAAGTTATTAAAAGATCCGCTAGTTGTTATTCTCATTTAGCTTTCATCTCTTTCTTATAACTTGTTTTGAGTTCTTTCTTAGCCTTCTTATAAGCTTTTTTAATGGCTTTATTGCGACGCTTGAATTTACTCTTATAGAAATGACTACCATCCATAGATCGCATAGCTGCTTCAGCGCCAATACCCATTGCTCCGTATCTGGTCAAGATATTGTTACCTGTTAGAAGTCCGCCGTACATCGATGCGACAGAAGCTTTATAACCAAATCTCCTCCAAAAATCTGGTCGCTTACCTTTGAAGTTTTCTTTAGACTTCTTTAGTGATCGCTTATAATTATTCTTTAGAGCGTGTTTATCGCTCATATAATTTTTACGTACACCCCATTTCATACCTTTCGTTCCGAAGTGTTGAATAACATCATCGGAATGAATTATGACATTTGGATCGATCATTGTTTCTCCCTTCTTTTACGCTCCTCTTCGCGACGCCGTAATATGGTAGCTCGTTGCTCTTCCATAATTTCGGCTTTGGTCATTTTCTTAGGAGGTTCTTGTAATGACCCTACGCAATTCAGAAGCATGATTAATTTATTAAGATTTCGATTTTCCCAATCGAAAGGGATATGGTTCAAAGCCATCATAGCATAAATTATCTCAGACGTATATACCTTTTTACGTTGTGCTACACCTCTAGCGCTACCTTTCTCTTTAGGAAATTTTGTAGCAGACGGCGTCTTTTTAATATACTCAACAATCTGTTGGTAGTTGTTTACAGAAAGTAAGTTAGGATCAATGTCATCATCGCACATTGTAACTATAAAATCTAGCATCTCGGCATCAGTAATATCGTCAGAGTTATCTATGAATCTTTTAAGATGCTTCGATTCCCATTTATCTAGATTTTTCAAAGTATATCGAAACGTGCACTTTACCCCTTCCTGATTTACAAATTCCTCTTTTAAGTCATCCCAATATTCTATATCGTCTAACTGTATAGTTAAAAACTCCGGATCCATGATATACACACCTCAAAAAATTTAAAATAAAAAGGAAGAGCGGTAAAAAATACCGCCCATTCCGTTATTGTGCTGCAGGTGCAGCAACTGCTGATTCTAATCCACGAATTGTTGAAGTAATCCCTTGAACAAATTTACCAAGTGTTACACCGTCATCATCAAAGAAACTTTCTGTAAGAGCTTCATAAGCCAATGATGTGCGGAATTCTTCCTTGATTTCTTCACTCTTAAGGAATCGTTTACCGTCTTCAGATTTCTTACCGTATGCCGTTAAGATAACATCGTTAAGCAAATCATGAATCTTACCGAAGTCTTCTTCTTTTGTGATTCGTTCGATGTACTTAGCCATGTCTTCTTTACCATAGCGAGCTTGCATAGCAATCAATTCCATACGGTTGATGTTGAAGTACAAAGTTTCGGTTTGTTCAATGCCATCGAAGTCCAAATATTTAACTGTTTCTTTTAACATATGAGTAAATACCTCCTTTATTTATTCCTATTAGCCAAGCAATTCGATTACTTTTTCTGGCAATGGAAGATATGGTTCAGCATCATCTGTACCATACACAGCATCAAGAACTTTTTGCATCTTAGTTGCTTCAACTTGAGTAGAATCGATTGTGATTACTGAAGTTGGTTTGTGGCCAGGAACAACTACTGGAGTTGAAGAAATTGACCATGATGGGTTTTGTGGTTCTGGGCTATCGTTAACAGTAGCGTGTGAACGTTCTGATGGAGCTGCTTTACAACCATACCACAAGTGAAGTTTGTATCCATATTCGTTACCTTTTGTATCATTACCAAGGATTGATTTGAATGCGAATCCAAATGGGCGACGGTTTTGTTGGTGAGCAACAGCACCTTTAACGATTGATTTCATACCATCGCATTCGTCGAACTCTTCTGGAGAGCTGAACGCTTCGATAGTACCTTCAAAGTTTTCAGCGCCAGTAAGAGACAAGTATTTGATGTTGTCTGCGTATTGGTCGTTTGCTTCAGCTCCTGAAGGAGATTCGTTAGCAGCAGTGATACCGTTCCAAGCGATACCTTTAGGATATGTACCAGTTGGATCTTGTGGGAACAATACCGCTTCAGATACACCAGTTTCATAAAAACGTTTTCCAAGTTCGTCAAACTTAAGTTTAGCCATTAGCTAATCCTCCTGTGTTAATCTTTAAAATAGTTTGATGCATATTATCGACAATAAATTCATTCTCATACACGCAGTATTGGTTTTCCAAAAGTTGAGGTAAGATTGGAGTATCGACTCGTTTGTCGATTATCGTGACTTGATATACTTCGTGTGAATGATAACGAATATTGTCCGCATGCCGTTGTCTAATACCCGTTCTCTTATAAAGAATACACGGATACGTCAAAGTGGTGTTTGATGTTGGATTATAAAAGAGTTTATAATCCTCATTAGACTTCTGAATTGCTTTCATCAGAATGTCCCGGATAAGCATTCTCTTGCTCATTATAAACTCCTCCTAAATCCACAATAACTCTAGGGGCTCTACTTACATCGAAACTTTCGACTTTCCATTTCACCCCCTGGTATTCCATATAAAGCAAATTTGAAATGTGCTTCATAAAGAATTGATCGGCGACTAATGAAATTTGGTTGGTAATGCGGATGTTGTCAATAGTAGATTTGTCGCCATTTTGATCGCGTCGGTATCTAGAACTGATCACATCTCCGCGCACTCGTTTAACAACCAATTGTGGTTCATAAACATCTGGTTCGACTTCAACATCTTTCAATCGAAAACCAGCATTACCAAAGTATTTCATTATCCACCTACTCGAGGAGATTCTGTTCCAGTCGCAGTTGCTTCTGCAGGACGACCACCTTTAGCAGCAGGTTTGAAGTAAACCGCAGCTTTAGCACGAACAAGAGCACCTGAAAGACGAGTTTCAATCAAGTATTTCTGTTTGTTGTAGTCGATATCGAAGTGTTCGAACGTGTTAACTTCACCACCCTTGTTAGTACCGATTTGGTAGTCAGCAAGGTTAACCATGATCATTTCATCAGGTTTCAAGAAGTTAGTTTCAACGATTTCAGCAACACCGAATAGTGAAGCAAGGTATTCTTTAGTAGCAGGTTGTTGACCACCGAATACCCATTGCTCATTCTTGTTGCGGAGGAAACGAAGTTTAGTCAAGAACAATGGATTCACGTAAAGTGATGGAGTTCCTGAACCAAGCATCTTAGTTTTCTCAGTAGCAACAGTTTCGAACAAGTCAAGAAGCATTTCTGGATTGTAAGATGCTTTGATTGTGTAGAAGTCTTCGTCTTTAGTGATTGGACGGATCTTATCTTCTTTGATCTTAGCAGCATCACCAGTAGCACGACCATCAGATACGAGGATTGCTTGGGCAATTTCATCGTTCAACTTGATGCGCATTTCTTGGTTGAAGAATGCAGCAACGTTCAATTGTTGACCAATATCGATAGCATCATCACGGTCGATTGATTGTTTTTTATAGATTGTTTGTGGGTCTGTTTTACGAGAAAGGAATGAAATGATTTGTTCTTTCTTCTCAGTTCCTTTGATGTAACCTTTCGCACGAAGTTGTTCGTCAGTAAGGTCAGACAAGTCAGTCATGATAGACTTAACAAATGCTGTTGGCACTTTAGTTACACGAGACAAGATATGTTCTGTCGCAGTGTTTGGTGAGTAAATTACTTGTACTCCACCTTGAAGTTGGTGGTCAGGGAACAACTTATCGATGTTGTTCATAGAGTGTTTAAGAACATCTCCACCTTCAACTTCGGCAAGAATGTTACTTAGTTTGAGACCGCGACTTTGGGCAGTTTGCATTGCTTCTGTCAACGAGTGACGGATCTCTTCGCTATTGTTTGTGTTTTGTTCAAATGCGTTGTAGTGCATCAAAGTTCCTCCATTGTCAGATTGTTCGATTTCATCATCTGAATCTTCATCTTCATCGTCAGCTTCTTCAGCCAACTCGTCAAGAATTTCGTTTACACGAGAATCTACAGCCTCATCAAAGTCTTTGGCAACAGATGCTTCGTGTGCTTCAAGGGCAGCATTAGCTGCAGCTTCAGTCAAGATAGCAACTGCTTCTTGTTGATCTTCGTTCAAAGTTCCTAAAACTTCATCAAGAACTTCGCTCTCAGTGCCTTCGTCAGCGTGCTGGATACGATCGAATAAACTTACACGATCATTACCAACTAAGACGTCGCTTGCTGAGTGAATAAGTTCGTTACTTTCCATTAAAATAACTTCTCCTTCTTCTGGATTATCCGAGTGTTGTAACACTTCGGTAATAACCGCTCCGGGATTTGCTCCCGCAAGCACTAGCGATACTTCATAGATGTTACCATGAATTACGTCATTTGCTGGAGTCCGCTTAATACGGTTAGCCCCAATAGACATATGCATGATATCACCATGTTGTACAAGTTCCTTGGCGTTCTTGGCATTTTGGGTATTATTGAAGTACCCGCGTCCATAAACACCTTCATCCGCATTTTGTAGCTCAACATGTCCAATGACGTTTTCAGGAGTGCTCGGGTCGTGTGACCAAACCAGAGGCACTCGCTTTCCATCATTTTCTTTGAAGGCTCCATGACGGATGGTGACACCGTCTGTACAACGCATGTCATTTCGGGTTACGTAACCCGCGAAATCATACTTAGGATGTTTTCCCATTATACGATTAACCTCCATCAATTATTTGCCGCCATTTTGAATGTAGTCTAGGTATTGTTGATAGCCGTCAGGATCCATTTGTTCGGGATCCATACCTTGACCTTCTTCAGGGGACGCGACCGACCCAGGTACAGAAACATCTTGATTATTATCAGCAATGTTTGGATTATACAATTGATCCGCCATTGGATCAGAAATAGGACCATAACCAATGACCGCACGAAACTCGTTTGAGGTGAGAATACGGTTACGAAGTAATGAATCCCCGATCGTAGCAAGCTGGCTCGTAGGAACAAGCTTGAATGGATCGTTGTAAGTCACAATACGGTGACCTTGCGTATAACCAGTCTTAGTGATAAATTTTCTTTGAAATTCTTCTTGAATACGAGTAACAATCGGATCGATCGTACGAGTATAATAGTTTTGCATTTGTTCTGCGTTAGCAGTTCCGTCAAATACGGCTTTGGTCAAACCAATTTGTGAAAGTAATTCCTCCGTTAAGTATTTGATCTCTTCCATAAGATTGGTGTTGATCGGTCTATTCAACTGAGTAATCTTTTCGTCGGCGGCAACATATGCAATACCAGTCGAAGATTTAGATAGCTGTTCTTCAATATCTTGAATACGAGCGTCGGCTTCTTTACGCTTGATGTCATTACGGACAGGAACCGGTAATTGAAGAATCATGTTCCACTTATTAGCAATAAGTTCTCTGTCATGAGCATCTAAAACAGCTAGCTTCTGTAACAAACGAGACATCGTTGGGTTTTCAGCACCTACAATGTTTGCCAAAGGGCTCTCGATAATCGCACACATTTTCTTAGGCACGATAATCTCAGAGAAATCTCCTTTTTCCTCGTTGTAAATTTTAACACGTACTTTTGTAGGATACCATTCCAGAATCTTACCAACCCGCATTGACTTAATGTCGTACGAATCAGATTTAGACGGATCTACAGTTGCTTCCAATGGGACTGCTGCAACTACTCCATCGTCAAATAGTGAATACACTAAATCGTGGAAGAAGTCTGTTGAAGATTGATCGAGGTTCATCTCGACATCAAACAGTCGTTGTAACGCCGAATTTTTCTGCACCTCTTGGTTTTCACCATCGGGAGCTAACTTGACGTGTTGGAATTTAACCATAGCAGCATCCATAGCAATACGGTTAAAGATCATTGATGCAATCGACGAACGACTAAAAGAACGACCCGGAATAGAAGTGTTAGGACTCAATGCACGGGGTTCCAAAGACAATTGAAATGGTTCGTCAGTTTCAACAAGATTTGCGGAGGATTGTGTTCGTGAAAACATAGCCCAAGCATGAGTCAATCCATCGGTAAAAATACTCATATTGGCCTCTCTAAGCCGCGTATAGATCCATGTTGCGTTTAAACGCTACCCATGCGTCGATCAGTGCGGCTACGTTATCGATCTTTTCGTCAGATCTTCGTTTAGATAACTTGTAGTTACCGTTATTATCCTGAATTGCAACAGCATTACCCATTGCAAACTTCATAAGTTCTTCGTCGAATATTAACTGTCTTTCCATAGCCAAGTTCTTCAACTCACCCATAGGTACAGATTCTGTACGAGCTCCTTGGATAATCTTCTCTACGCCATACTCACCATTATCTCTAGACCAACGCTCAACAAACTCTCGAGCGTTATATGGGTCGAAACCAAATGAGTAAACGACGTAGTTGTGTCTATAAATAAAGTTTGTTAGATCGTCATATACCTTATTCATATCCAATACAACGTCTGGCATGACAATAAGTGTACCTTCGTCAATGAAAGTATCGTACTTATTTCGCATTGCTGAAGTTAACTTCTTGAGTTTTGACTCACAAACATAAGATCTGGTCTTAACGCCAAATCTACCCCGACCCAATGGGAATAAGAACGTAAACGCACAGAAGTCGTCCCCTTGTGAAAGGTCTCCTCCCATTGCACATTCTAATCCATCGAAGTTCTGAGGTCTATGAGGAATAGTCTCTTCGTAGACGAAGAAGTAAGTGTATCCCTCAACCGGTATTCCAAAACGTTTAGCTAAAGTATCTGCACGAGTAGATGGTTGAGTCTCAGCTCGTTCCACTTCTCGTCGATATGTTTCGTAGCTAACAGTTGCTCCCAGATTTGGATTGGCCTTAAGCCATGTTTCTGGGTGAGCTACCTCACGAACATCGTCTAATCGATAGTACCAAATAGACACATGAGGGTTGAAGTACCGACCTTCTAGTATGTCAGTTAGCTCCATTTTGATTGTATCACCAACACCGTCCCGGGCAGTACCCTCTGACGACGTGGCTATGATTAGGTAGTTGTCGTTCTTAGATGCACCCTGTTCGATCGCACCGATAACATTATCGCGAACTTCACCAGATAACCATTCATCTACCGCTGCATACTTACAACGCAATCCTTGAAGTTTATCGACCGACATTGGGCGAATCTCTAACAAACTGTTTGTTGCGAAATTCTCCACACCTTTCTTGGTTGATGCTAGCAACTGTTTCTGGGTGAGATTCCCAGTCATCTTAGATCCTTGAACCATATACCGAATCATAGGGCCTTTAGCTCGACTCAAAGCCGTTCTGAATGGACCCATAATTTCCTCGGCCTGTTTCATTGTAGGTGCACAGACGATTTGGTGTGTTGTTGCTGTATCTATTAGTAACATGTAAGCTTGCATGTATGTAGAATACATTGATTTCGCAGCTCCCCGTCCGACAATTAAAAATTGTTTATTGACAAGTCGCTTAAATTTTGATTTTATCTCCCATTTACCGAGTTTAGGGTTGTAAACCTTATCCTCTGAGACATAAAACCATGCGAGGGCACATTCAGCCCAGAGTTTAAACGACGGCAGAAGAGTTACGTCACTACCGTCGGTGAGGGTCATCTCATTTTCGCAAAATCTTACAAAGCCCTCAATCGCTTTACTATCATAGTAATAATCCGGTGACTCGATTAAGAAATCGATACGGTTCATTTCCAGTGATACCATCCGATTGACCGGAATTTCACCTCTAAGAACTTGCTCCTTAAACTTCATGTACTCTTCCGGATATGCTTTGTTAGAAAGTACCAAAAATTAACTCCCTTTACTTAATTCTTCTTTTTAACACCTGTTAACTGATCGAAACCATAGTTAATAGACTTCTTAACCGTAGTTTGGATGGCAGGAGTGGCTATTGAATTAGCAACATCTTTAAAGAAACTACCTTTCTTAGATGGTTTCATGCTAACTTGAGCATTACGTTTTACTTGTTCAGCAAAATCGTTTTCTAATTTCAATCGTTCAGTTGCTCTGCGAATATCTTTATCGGTCATTGACGCCCGGTTCTGATATTTCTTTTTCCATTTAGCAGTGGTTTTAGCAGAGTTTTTAGCTCGACGTCGAGCCTTCACTTTAGAAATTCGTTGCTTTCTAAAGCCCCACTTCATACCCTTGATACCAAAGTGTTCGATAAAATCGGAAGAAGAATCTACTGAAACCAAATCATTCTGGATTTGCATTGTATACCTCCTTCTGAATAATAATCCTATGTGACAAATTGTTTAAACTTGTCGTTAAGGTTGTTAATACAGAACCCGCTGGCGGATCGAATACAATTCTCACAGAGATATAGATAAATTGTTTAACTAATCTCAATAAATGTTTATCAGACGAATGCAACAATTCCTCCCATTGGGTTTCTTTTGTCACTTCGACTTCTGGGTGGACATTTGTTAGTTGTGATAATGTACCCAATGCACCGTCAATCTCTAGAAGTAGTCTAGAGTCGAATCCTGTATCTTCTTCGGAGGCAAAATCCAATGTTGTTTTAACATCGTCTAAAATTTTAGACATATACTTACCTCACCATAATTTTGTATCTCCTGGTTGGCGTTCGACAAGTATAGATTGAGATCTATCGCCGTAGTGGATTATGTTGTGAGTGTTTCTAGAAGTTGTTATTAGAAGATCGGGGTTAAGTAAGATATCTTCTCGCCATTCCAATATGTCGTCCTCTTCAAGAGGAATCATATGGTGAACGATGATGTCTTGCTTATTCGGTATTTGAATACCGGGTACTCCAAGATCGTATCCTAGATCTCTCGCTATGATTTCTTCTCGTAGATCACGCCAAATCCGAGACTTGTAGAATGGATTTGACATGTGTCTTGGTGATCTATACCCACGTTTGAATAACGATAAGTAATTGAGTCGATCTCCAAAGCTGTCTAAGGTTAATAGTTTCTTGTATGAAAGATCTTCAAATATACTTCTGTCCCGCATCACAATTCCTCTGACGGCATATAGCCACGGATAGCATTGATAACTTCCTGACTATCACCCTTTCCTTTTACTTCACTATCGATTAATGAGACACGAGAACTATCTAATTTGTTCTTGGTTCTCAAACTCTCCAACTGGAGTTCATTCTCGACGGTACCGTACTTGAGTAACGCGTTTAACGTACTTGGCGCGATAGTACCATCGTCTAGTTGTCTTTCTGCCAGATCGAATGCCTTTTTTGTTAGCTTTAGCATTCTTCCTTCTGGTGTTAAAGCTTGACGGATGTCGTCCGTTTCATTTCGTCTTCGGGGCATTGTTAGACACCTCCGAATTTGGCTTCACTTCACCCTGAAGTCTACGCAAAGCTTGGACAGCGTTCTCGATATAGTCTTCTGCTTGAGATAATGATAAATTGATACCAACCTCATTAGCGAAGTTTGTTAGCTTACCGAGAGCTTCTTGTTTCTTAGCTTCATTCGCGATACCTAAGGAATCAAGTGAAGACACGATGATCATAGCACGATCCGCAAGAGTCAAAACTTTCTTATTGTTAGTCAACGTGCCAATGTATTTAACCAATTGAACAACAATCGGTAAAATTACACTGAGTGCGACTAACAAATTAATTACGTTTTCTAGCATTGCGTTTTCCTTCTTCCTTGATATTATTCTCGTCAACATAATCGTTAACTATACGACTGACATATGAGTTGCCTCCTTTTTTAGAGTAGGAGTCATACATCATCAGTATCTCGTTATTGGATAGACGCCCAGAATGGATCCCCGTAATTATTTGTAATCGCAGAAAGTCCAGTTCTTGCGTCTTTCGCATCTCCTCAACGCTTATAGTCAATGCTCTAATAGAATTTTTGATCCCTTCGATTTCTTTATTCTGCTTTTCCTCCAATTTTGCCCACAGCTTCTTGAAGGCTCTAGTGGCGAAACCGATGATAGATGCTCCAATACCGAAGTATAGTCCAATTTGTGACAGAACTTCAGGAGATAGCAGCCACTTTAGAAGACCTGTGAAATGTTCTTGTACTTCAGAGTGCATACTTATCTCTCTTTCCATAATAGTTACCCCATACTTTAAACCCGGTTTGAGGTTTGAAAACCACTCCGGGGAAATTTTAGGGTGGTGCGGCGATGCAGGGGGGTGGGGAGTCTTTGCGACCCCTCCCCTTAGGGGGTGTCACCTGGAATGATTTGTTTTTTCTTATTCATTTCCAAATGTCACGATTCCGGACTGCGTTGTCGGAAGACGAATGGGTGTCGAAACATTCTTCTTGATCGTTGTCCATACGCCTTCAATTGGACCTTCATCGATGATCCAGTTCATTGCCACAGCTGTTCGCTGAGCTTCTTCAACAGCATCGAGCGCGTCTGATGTATCACCAAGAACCATAGCTAATAGTTCTGGTGTGTTGTAACCATTGTCTTTGTCCCATTGCCACCAAGCATCATAGTCATCGTAAGGGTTGTATGGGTTGTCGTATGTGGTTAGCATAACATCAACAGTTGTCTCACGATTGTACTCAGCATCAGTGACTTGATCGTCTGTATGATCACTCATAGCATCGTGCATGAGCTCGTTAGAGTCTTCATGCTCTAGTGGTTGTGTAGTGTACGTCATGCATGGACTCCTTTCTATGATAGATCCTGTACAGTAGACACACTGATACCTAAAGCATCAGCTACTTCAGCATAGGTGTGACCGTTCTTAAGCATAGTCTTAGCACGACTAGCAGTAGACAAGCTAATAGACTTCTCTGTACGTGGTGTAGCTAGCTGCTTAACACGATCACTATCAGCGAACCGTAGTACATCAGTTAGCATCTTACTAGAGACAGCCCCAGATTGAATAGCCTTCCACTCATCATCATCAATAGAGATGCGTGTAGACTTACCATCAGCACCAGTCTTAACACGAGCTGCAGCAATAGCCTGTTGTTTAAGCTTCTTGAGCTGGTCTTTACTCATGTCAGGAGTACGTTTCTCAGCAATAGTCTTGTTTGCCATGAGCTGAGCTTGACGTTCTCTAGGTGAGTTGTACAAAGCGTCATTAAGCTTCTTCTGTAGAGACTCAACTTGTGTCTTGTACTTAACTTTAGCTTCCTTAGACATAGTCATGTTAGGTGTCTTACTAATGATAGACTCACCTTTTGTACGCATCTTGCCAAGGGCATTGATGTAATTACCATACATGTTTTCAATGGCTGTGCCAGAACCTAGTTTCTTAGCATCATCTACCATATCAACATTAGGTGTAAATGAAATGGTTTTTGTTTTCTTAATCTTAGGCGCCAATCTAGGATTAGCAGCTAGTTCTTCAGCAGTTCTTTCCTTATACCAGTGCTCGGTCTCACGATAGTCGGTCTTCGATCTAGAAATAAGAGTTGATGCACCACTAGATATCTTTCCAGTGACCACATCAAAATGTTCTTGATATTTCTTTTTAAGTTGATCAATATTATTTTCTCGTTCAGATCGTTTATAATCTAGACTATGTTTTTCTGCATCAATAACAACCATTGAATGTTTAACCGCTCTAGCGATTTCTGATTGTGATGCACCTTTAAGAGTCATGTCGGTAATAAGATTTGATACGACACCCATTTGTTTTTGGGTATCAATCTTTGGTGGATTAGGAGTATAATAACTTTTTGAATCGAAGTTCTTTAATTCTTTTAAAGATCGACTTGTTTTAATTCCGTTGTTATTATTAGGAATAACCATAACGGAGTCGCCATCGAAATCGGCACCAGATAATTTAGAAGCTACAGATGAATCAATACCGATCGCATCTTTTGCACCCTTCATGAATTTAGCTGGACCTTTATCCAATTTATTATTAACTGTTAATTCTGGTAATTCGAAAATACCACCATGAGGATAACGAACAAGTACAACCTTTTCACCATTCTTAAAGTTCGGAGCATATACTTCGTTAGCTTTAATACCGGATAAAGGTAATAACACTTGTCCTTTCATTCTATCAAAACCAACCATCTTAAGATGTTGACGTTTAACAGTTAATCCATCAACAAAATCTTGCATCATTACTTTCTTGACGACAGGATTTGTTAGCGCATTAATTTCTTCAAACTCTTTCTTCAGTTTATCATATGTTTTTTCAATACGACCTTTAACTAAAGCTGGTGGTTGTTTAGATAAGAACTGAGAAGATAATGTTTTAGACCAAGTATTCCAATCACCTTCCTCATTTACTTTATTAATAGCTCCTGATTGTTTCTTAATCGTAGCACCAAACGGATTATCAGGATCATCTTTCAAAGGTTTAAGTACCTTTTCTTTAGGAGTTCCTTGCTTCTTATTGGTATTGAAGATAACATCAACACCTCTAGGAAAGTCTTTCGGATCTCCGTAAATAGCCATACCTTTAAGATAATGCGTACCATTAACACCAATACGAACCTGAGCGTATCTGGATTTACCAAGATCCAAGTCTTTTACTCCTGGACGTAATTCCATTACACCATCTTTGTCCGTACCACCTTGCTCATCATATCGAATACCGACACGCTTCCAATCAATATGTTCAATAGGTCTTAATCCTAATGAAGATTTACCTTCAGCGTCAGTATGAATATGAGGAGGTGTGATTTCATGCTTATGTTCCCTAACAACAGCAGGATCTGCTTCTTTAGTTAACACTTTCATTTCAACCCAGTGATCATCATTTGTAGCATTCTTAACATAAACAGTATGTCTATGATATCCTTCGGATTCCAATTGTTGTACAGCACGTTTAAGAGTACTTTCGTTAACACCAAGTTGTTGTGCAGACCCCAAACCAACGTCGAGATATGGATTCTTTTCAATAAGACCTTTAATATCAGTCTTAATTTGCTCCATGCGATTTACATTATTACGCACTTTAGCATCCAAATTCATACGAACGGTTGATTCGGGAATACCTGTTCTACGAGATATCTCGATAGATCCTAAACCTTGATCTGCAAGCTCTTGAATTCGACTAATATTATACAATCGAATTTCATGCTTAGCAATATTATTCCTTTTACGGAATTCAGTAGTTGTAATACCTAGCTTCATTGCTATTTGTGTATCAGATAATCCTGATCGCCTGTATTTAACAACTCTATCGGACCATGAAGTAGCCCGCTGAAATGAATTTTCACCAGATCCCCAAGCATATCGTCCACTGTGTGGAATATTACCTTGGTGCGGGGTTCCTCTATGCTCGAGCATATCGTTATATGCTTCTTCCAAGTTCATGAATATGATCCTTTCTATTTAGGTTTACTTTCAAGAATTCCCGAGAACTCTTTAATTGTATGATATACGTCATACACGTCTTCTGCTTCTGGAATATAAGTCTTGATATCATTACCTTGATAAATACGGAGTTCGAAATCCGTCTTCTCAGGCTTGACACCATACTCCAAACAGAAATAAGCAGCATAAACTAATAGCTGCTCCATTTTAGGTTTGGTAACACCTGTCTTTAAATCATGAATCCTAAGAAATCCACGAGGATTATCTTTCTTAGGAGGTTCATAACGAATAGCGTCAGCAGTACCAAATGCATATGGACTGTAGAATAACAATACTTCACTATCCATACGATATCCAATTGCGTCATTAACAAAATTAGCAACAGCGGGGTGAGTATTACCAGGCAACAATTTGATTTTATGCCTAATAGCTTCACTTGCAAATTCATGCAACTCAGTTCCACGTTGTTTAGCTTGTTCGTTTTCAAATCTGCTAATCATCTTGTCTGGCGTGTAATTTAACCAATGACATTGACTAGCGCTGAGAAATGAGTGACGACCCTCGTACTCTGGATGTCTGTTCCATTTCATTGAGTACTTCCTCCTTGTTCTCTGGATAAATGGTTCGGGCCCATCCACCATTTGTATTATAATGATTTAAATAATACTCTTGGTTTGGTCGATATGGGGCCTTAGCCGATTTCTTTACTTCCAAATGATAGGAATATGGACCAACGTCAACAGATAAGTCAGGAATACCTTGAATATAGTTAGGATCGTTCTTCTTAACAATAGCTTCAGGGATTCGTGTCTTAATATCTTTAATCAATTGTTTTTGGAAATCTCGTTCCAATTTGGACATGTGCTCTCCGCCCAATTCCTTTCATTAAATTTCTTTTTGCTTCGAATGGAGCGTTCGATCGCATCATCAATAGAAGCCGGGGACTTCAAGTAAACGTAATATAAATTTTTAAAGGAGGTATTCACTCGATTAATTCGTCCTTCCGATTGCTCCATTATTCGGTAAGAATAGTTAAGCGAGTAGAATAAAATCGTATCAGTAGTAATGCAATTCCATCCCTCGGCTCCGGCTGTATATTGCACAAGATATACCCAGGTTTCAGCGTCTGGGATTGCCTCGTGCTTTTGGCCGTTCCATTGATAATATGCCCTATCTAATTCTTGACAAATCTCTTTGAGAATATCAAGTTCATAGGTATAGTTATAAAAGACAATGACTTTATCACGAGTCATAATCTCTTGCTTTGCATGAATTCTACGACGCTCGCTTGTATTAATAATACGACGAAGCACTTGTGTGAATTCAGATGCGTTCATTATAGGTTCCTCAGTATACGGATTAAAACGAGTCTTGACAACAGATTTATATAAATCCTTGTCAAAGTCCGAATTAATATACTTCCTGTGTAAATTGGTAGTTCTAAAATCTTGCATTGGAACTGCCAAATACCTACGGAACCTTTCTAATTTATCGGTCTTATGGTATCTTCGAATTTGAGGAAACTTAGAATATGGATTGTACTCCACATGCTGATCCACAAAATCAGTTTTGTTTCGATAGAAGTTATTGGCTATGAAAATACACATCCAATCCATCCAAACATCTCCTGGGGTTGCTGTTAGCATTATCCAATTGTTCTTGCGAGCAATATGTATGAATGCCATTCCCCATTTACCATAACCGATTGCGCGTTGTTCGTCAAATATAAAGAATGCATCTTTTACATCAGTATACTTTTCGATATTGTTCCAGGAATCAACAACGCCATCAATTCCTAAGGCTTCAAAATCTCTATGCCATTCTCGATCGTTTCGTTTCTTAGCGACCGTAATGATATAGAGAGGCTTATCTATATGGTTCTCCATATAATAAAATAGGCCGGTTAAGGATTTACCCGAACCGACCTTTCCGCATAATACAGAACCGTTATGTAACCTATCAACCGCCTTTCGCTGATAGGGATATAACTCAATCATTAATAACCGTACTTACGTTCAAGCGGATTTGGAGCCACGTGAATATACGCATTCTTCAAATCAAGACGAGCGTAAGTTCCTTCATCACTAGGTTCGCGACGACGGATAGTCATATCAACACATGTCGTTTCCATTTCATCAATCAATTGGAATTGATCCTCTGTTAAGAACTGACGGTTCTCGGCACATACTGGATCATCAACATCACATACTTCGCCATCATTATCATAAATGAGTGCGATTGATGGAATCGAGAATTTAGTATATACCCTCACCCGGAAATAGTAAAATGGTTGATACATATCAGGGTTCTCAGCCATCTTTTTGGCCATATCGTCATCCCGTGGTTTAGGCTCCCACAATTTAACGTTAACCCCATACTGTTCGGCAAGAATTTGTGCGTCTTCTTCAGACACAACAACGTTGAAATAACGGTCTCCTGATCGATTGTATCGTTCTTCACGTCCTGCGAAGTTTGGTTTAAAGGCAAACTCAACATCTTCGAGGATAAGTTGATGGTTAGATGCTTGTAATAATTTTGTCATGATTATGTCCTTTCTATTTTGACGAATGTTTGACAAAGTGCAACAAAAATAAAAGGAGCGCGAAAATCATTAAATTTTCTTGTTCCTTTCTATTATGTGCCATGTAATTTCTGCGAAGTTTTTCCAAACCCCGAGCGACTGCCCAAAAAGTTAGGCAGCCAATTCTTCGGGTTGTTCTTCATTTAGTCCTAGTGGTTCAATATAATCTTTAGGCATATCGTCAACA